AGATAAATTCTCTTCAAATATTAGAGATAATGATATAAAAACTCAAACATATTATTCATTTAAAAATATAAATGATAAATGGGTTGCAGGTCAAAATAATGGTGGTGTTTATGGTTTTCCATTTAATAAAAATCTTAACGATAGATTAATAAATAGATTTGCATTTGTTGATCGTGCTATGAATCCTATTGGTGATGATGTTATTATTAATGCTGATCCATTAATTGATTTAATAAAAGATTATGACCAAAGTGTGTTTATGGTATTTTCAAGATTACTTTCATATAATGGTTTTGAATTTTTTCCATTGCAAAACTTCATGGCATATGAAGAGTCTGAATGGGAAGATTCTTTTAAAATGTTTGAAGTTGTTGAAAATCAAACAGCAACACCATCATTTGTGTGTATGTATATTGGTGGAACATCAAGTTATTTAAAAAATGATAATAGTGACTATGATGATGATGGTCTTGATTTTAATGATATGACAGATGTTGATGATTTTACCGCATCAGGTTGTTCAAGTATAAATGAAGTTGCTAATAAAGAATTAATTGATGGAAAACTACAATATCCATATAGTCAAGTTAGGGCATTTAGAGTAGGATATGCTGAACAAAATCAATCAGTTTTTACTAATGTAGATATAGATTCGAGAGAATATCCTGAAACAAATGAATCATTAGCAATTTTATCTAAAATTGCACAAGATGAAAGCACTAGTTCGCCAGTACCAAAAGCACAAAATTTATATAATACTTATGAAACACGTGCATATACAGCAAAAGTAAGTATGTTTGGGGATGCAATGATACAACCAACACAATATTTTCAATTAGAAAATGTTCCTATTTTTTCAGGAGCATATGTTATATTGTCGGTTGAACATAATATTGTTCCAAATAAAATGACAACATTATTTAGTGGTGTTAAAGTATTGAAGTTTCCAAATCCATTTGTAAAAGAATTTGCAACTGTTGTTGGATTAAATTCAGGTACGTCAGAAGATATATCAGGTAATTCAAAAAATAGTGCACCACAAAAAACTTCATTTGGTGATGCAGGTGCTGCTTCATTACCTGTGGGTGCACAACATAATTCATTGTATGTTTTACAAATGAAACCAGAACCTATTTTAAACGCAGAATAAAATGGCATATAAAAAATTAACAGAAACAGGTAAGGATTTTATAAGAAATGTTGCTAATAAAGCAAATGGTACAGCATTACTTGTAGGAAAGAATGGTTTATTACCATTTAGTGATGAAACAACCAATAAAATATGGACAGCAAATGTTATTTGGACAGGAAATGATAATGATAGTAGAAATGGAACTCCTATAACAACTAATTCTACATTTGCAGAATATTTAATTTTTCTTTTTGATACTTATTCAGAACAATATGAAATGGATGCAAATATTATTGCTGCTCAAGCATATCAAGAAAGTAAATATAGAACATGGTTTTATAAAAGTAAAAACACACCATCTGGAATTTCTCAACTACCCATGAATACTGTGTATGATGTACTATATAATAAAGTTTGGGTTACAACAGAAGAAAAGGATATTATTACTAATGGTATGATTGAACCTCAAAGAAATAGTTCTTGGCATAAAAATAGAAATGAAAAATTTCTTAATAAAACAAATTATGAAACCCAAGAAACAAATCGTTCTATTTTACATCAAAATATGATAGACAATCCACATATTATTATAAAAATGCAATGTGGATTAATGGATTTTATATCAGAAAGAAATGCTAACTTAGCATCAAGTTCTTTATTTGCATATAATAGAGAAATTCAATTATCAAGTAAAAACTATATTGAATTAATAAACAAAACATCAAGAGAATTCACCAATGACTATGCTAATGGTGGAATAATATATGCAGAAGAAATATTTGGATATTTAGGTGATAAAGACAATAAATTTATTACTACATTAGATAATTCAACCAAAGGATATTGGTTTGGATATAAACAACTTAATTTGGGTAGTAAATGGAATGATTATGAAGCTGATTCAAAATCTAAATATGTTGTAACAAGATCAACAAAAAGTATTGGTGCATTAGATAAAGAACTTAGAATTGGATATGAAGGAGCAAAAGTTAAATTCAAAGAAGTGCATGGAGATACATATATTATTAATTTAACATCTGTTTATAGAACACCTGAATTTCAAAGAGAATTATATAATGTTGGAAGAAATTCACGTAATGAAATAATTGGTAAAACGTTAACACCTTTAGATGGTTTTGATAGAAAAAGTAAACATAATGATTATAAAACAAAAGCGTTTGATTATGGAATATTCACTTCTTCAAATCTATACCTTAATGGTAAAACCAATGCGTTTAATAGAGCATTATACGAACAATTTGCAGAATTTGTGATAGATATTGTACCAAACGCTGTTTGGGGTGGTGATTTTAAAAATCAAAAGAACGATGTTGTTCACATCCAATTAAACTAAATCTTTTTTTAATTGATGTAAACTTATAATACCTTTGATTGAAGAATCATCACTATATTCCATATTTTTAATTTTATCAATGGTTTTGTGAATTTTATCTTCCATACCATTCTTTTCACTTTCTTCTAAAAGAGAAATATTTTCACTTTTTAATGATTCAAAAAGAGATTTTTTATCATTGTCCTCTGACATAATTAATGTTTTAATCAATTTCATATCAGATTGCTCTAAAACATTATATTTTTCAGTGAATTTGTTAAGGGCAACTTCAATTAATTTATCAGAATTAATTTCTTTTGGTATTTCAATTAGTTTTTCTTCTTTTATAATTTTATCTTTTTTGATATGATTTAATACTGTTGTAAAAGAATCATGAATTAAATCAACATTTGGATTGGTTTTATTTAATGTTTCATAGATAAGATTACCAATTGCAACATATAGCTTATATTTTTTATCCTCAATTAACATAACAGTTTCATCAAGAAAATTTTTGATTTTAATATGTTCTTCATTAATATTTTCTTGACTATATGATTCAAATAAACCAAGATTTCCATCAATATAACGAGTAGCTGCGACATCATTATTAATGGTTTTATTTTCTAAACGATCAAAAACTTGATGTTCTAATTGCAATAAGGGAGAAGTTTTTACAATATTCAAAAAGTTAGAAACATCATTTTTTGACTTATTTATCTTTCCTTCTGTAAGGAAATCATTACTCATTTTCTTTGAAATAACAGCTTTGACAATACCAATATTAGTTGCTTTCATATTAATTTATCTAATTTAATAATAAATACTGTTTTTTTTATAAAAAAGTATTAAATTTGTCTTTGTATTTATATCTATGATAGAATTTCTAAAAAAATATGCACCAAAACACTATAACCATTATTTACCTGTCATTATTAATAAAATAGGTGAACAACGAGATATTCATAAATTTATTAAAAATTTAGGTAGTAATGATATATTAATTTGGTTAAAAGCTGTTTCAGTATTAGAAAAAAACTCAATTTCACATTTTGAAGAATCTACCATTGTAATAACATTAGTAATTAGATTATTCATTTTAGAATTAGATATTACTGATGCTAAACTTACAAATAAAGAAATAATAAAATTAGTTAAAAGATTTAAAAAATCATTAACAACTGAATTAGCTTATCGTAAAGATATAATAACTAAAACACCTAAATACTCAATATTAAAAGATACTTAATCATCCAAATCAAAATCATCAAGATTTAAATCTAATTTTTCTTCATTTATTTTTTTCTGTTTATTAATAGTATCACCTTCTTTTAACAAATTATTAATTTCACCAATCATAAATTTTGCATTTTGATTTAATGTTTTTATTTTAGATTTATTTTCTCTAATAATCTTTTTATTTTCTACTTCTTTTTTAGTTTTCTTATTTTTTCCATCATCAACTAAATTTTCAACAATACTATTAAATTGAGTATCAGTTAATTTTGGTCGTTTATTATACACATGTAATTTTCCTTCACTTTCGTAAATAACATTTCCTTTTTCTTTAAAACCTTTACCTTGACCAATTATTGGTGGAAGTGCTCCGGGACTTCCAAATTCATTTCCACCCCCTTCTAATGATGGTGGGTTTTCACCTAATCCACCTTCTAAATCACCAATACCACCTTCCATACCACCTTCCATGCCTGTTTGACCTGACATCATAGCTGCTGCTTCTGGATCACCAAATTTTTCATCAATATCAGCAAATATACCTGTTTGACGAATAATAAGTGGAGTATCTTGAAGTTCTTGTGCAATTGCTCTTTCCATACGTTGTTTCTTGAAATCTTCAATAATTTCTCTATCTGACCAACCAAAGAATAATCTCTTAGCTTCTGTATGCGACATTGCAGCAATACCACCTTCATTACGTGTAAGTTCACTATAAACACTTCCCTTTTGTTGCCACAATTCTTGTTTTAATAATTCTTGTTGAGTAGAAGGATTAGTAAGCATCAAACTAAAATTATTTAAATCTTCTTCATCAAAACCAAGTAAATAAAGATGTACAATTGCAATTTTATTCAGTTCTTGAATAACTGCTTGTTGAACTCTGTTTATTTTCTTAGAAAATCTTATATCCATTTGTGCAAGATTTTGACCTTCTCCTTCTGCATCTTGGAAACCTAAAAATGGTTTTGGAATACCAAGACCAGTAAATAAATTATCTCTTAAATATTCAATATCTTGAATTTGATCTAAATTTGCAGCACCCTGTAATGTATCAATACCTGTTTCTACATTAGCATTACGAACTGGAATAAAGAAATCTTCATCGTTACCAAGTATATTAAAACGATAGTCAATTTGACCACTATCAGGATATACTTGTTGTTGTTTCTTAAATCTGGTAGCCACTTTTTGGATATATTCTTCTATATCATCTTCATCCATATTTCCAACATCAATTTTGAATACTCTTTTCTCACCCGCACGTATGATACGATAGGTAAGCATAGCATCTTCTGCCATAATTAACTGACGAAAAACACGTCTAACTTTATTTAACATTGATGATCCATATGGAAGATATTTATCATCACCTAACAATCTAAAATGTGCTATTTCAAAAATATTAAAATCATCACCAGTTTCTCTATTTCTAAATTTAATTGTTGGTTTACCATTATGAATGCGTTCCATTCTTTCAATTTCGTAATTTACCAATTGATTTATATGAGTAATACCCTTTTTCTTTTCACCTAATATATAAACAAAATTATCACCATATTTTACTAAATTTCTTGTCCAAAATGGAAGGTTAACATTAACGTTAATAATATCATAAAATAATTCTTCCAAATGTTCTTTTATTCTTTGTTTATCTGAATAAATATTTAACATTCTACCATTTTCACCAACAGTTGTTGATTCTTCCATCATTAAATCAAGTGCAGAAGCAATAATTGGGTAATATTCCATTCCTTCAAAATCCAAATATGCTGGAAGTCTTGCAGCTTCATATTGCATTGCTTTTTGAAAACCATGATCTGTTTGTTTGAAAAACTTATCTTCTAATGACTTCTTTTGTTGAAGTTCAAGACCTTTTCTTTGAATATCTTGTGGAGTAGCACCCTTAATAATAATTTTAGGTTCTTCTCTTGTATCTTGTGTTGATCGAAAACCACTACCATCTAAATTAAAAAAACTATTTAAATTTTGATATACGGTTTTAGTAATTTCTTGTTTTTTTGCCATTTTATAAAATTTTATACTTTTTTATAAATACTATTTATTTATTGAAAACTCCTTTAATTTAAATACTTTTTTATCTACCATTTTCCAAACCTTTAAACAACCATGAATTGCTACCATACGGATTTCTTTGATTTGTTCTAAAATCAGGTGTTTTAGTATTTTTATTTGGATTTTCTTTTTTATTTTCATATCTTGTTACGTCACTACCAACAACTTTCAACATAGCATCCAACATTTTTTTTGTTTTAGATAATTGACTTCTTGAGTTGTTCATTTGATAATTTACAACATACATTGCACAAGCTGTTGGCATAATTGAATCGTCATGAAATGATCTCTTATGGTCAGCTATACGGATACCTGAAACAGTAACAAAAGTTTTTAATTCAGTAAGTAATCTTATTGATCTAATAAGAATTTCGTTAAGATGAATTCCTCGTTGAAGTTCTGTAAGAACAGAACCTCTATTTTGTCCAATAAGAAATCCCGGAACTAAATCAACTTTAGATAATGAACCATCAGGAAGTACTTTAGTACTAACTTTAATATATCCTGCTAACATATCTCTAGTTGGTTTATGATTAATTTCAGAATAATGAACATTATCACAACCAAGTTCCAACAATTTTTCCATTGTTTGTCCACCATAACCACCCGTTACATCGACAACAACATATGCATTATTATATTTTTTGCTGTAAATAAAACCTAATTCTCCTAATGTTTGTGGTCTTAATTTATTATAATATTCAGCAACTTGTTCTAATTTTTGTCTTGTTATTTTTTTCTTTTTAATAATACCGTTTTTTGTGATAAGTTTTTCTTCAATTATTTCTTTTATTTTATAAATATTTATTGTAGAAAAGTCCTCACCATGCCCCGGAGAAGCATCAATTGATGTTATATATTCTTCACCCAGTATTGGGTCTTCCCAAATCCACATTTCATTATCAACATATTCTTGACGAATAGGTGTTTCAATATCTTCTTCTTCAATTCTTTTTAAATATTCTTCTGAAATAAAGTTATCTCCTGAACCAAGAAATGAACACAAAAGTTCTTGTGCTAATTTCTTCATATCACCATTATAATCTCTTACTTGTTGTTCAAACCAACACGATGTTGCTGTCCAACCATCTTCAATCATTTTTTTACGTTTTGTATGATTCCAATGTTCATCAGTAACTCTAATTTCAGTTTTTTTACCTTTGTTTTTAACCCATTCTAAATTAAAATCCCCTTCTTTTTTATTTGGATCATAACCATATTCTACACTACATTCAGCTATATTTGGATCATATGTAAATTCTTTTTTATATGTAGTATATCTTGGATCATTATACCACCACAATTCAATAGGATTAAAGTTATTCTTACCTTTGATTGCACTATCAAATGTTTTGTAGAATACAGGGTCAAGACCATTTGGTGTTGAAACAAAGATTGCTCTACCACCTGTTTGAAGTGTTGGTCTTGCAGAAGTCCAAAACGCATCTGCTCTTTCTGTCCATGCTGTTTCATCCCAAAACAAAAGTGTTGGTGTATATCCACGAAGACCTTTTGAAGAGAATGCACGTAGCTGACAATCGTTATCATAGTGTTTATGCTTCATAGTGTCTCTATGAATTGGATCGGGTCTTAACCATTCAGGACAAGATTCTATAAATCCAATAACATCTCGCATCATCTCGTCTCTTGCTGTTTCTAATTTATCTGCTACAATAGCAACGTTACGATGTTCGTTAAACATAATATACCAAGAAATATATGCACAAGTAGTTGTTGAAATTCCTGCTTGACGATACTTATTGGCAATATTAAAACGATGATTATAATATGCCATTACCAATTCTTTTTGGAATGGAAATAATTCAAAAGATACAATCATACCACCATCACCTTGTGTTTGGTCAAAAATGTTTAGATATGTACAAATAAAATATATAGGGTCTTTAGTACAACGAATAATTTCAACAGTTTGTTCTTCAATATCTAAATCTTTTGCCATCTTTTTTTCTCCTGACAAAAGAGTTATTTCTTGTTCACCCGGAATTATATTTTTTAATAATTCTTCGGCTTTTTTTCTTAACTCTCTTTTTTGCTTTTCTATTTCTTCATTAAATGGAATTGCGGAAATATGTTCTATATTACTATCTTTGGGTTCTGCCATTTATATAAAATTTTATAATTATAAATACTTTAAAAAAAAAACCACTGGTTTTACGCAGTGGCTTTCGACTTTAAGGAAAATTTGGTATGACAAACTAATTGGAAATTTTAATATTTTTACTTTGTATAAATTTGTCCTTCCTTAAAATAATATCTCTTTCATAAAGTGTTTTTTCAACATCTTCTAATGTCATATGGTAGTGAAATACAATTACATCAACACCAACATCTTCTTTTTCCTCACCACCTAAACGATCAAAAATATTTTCATAATCATCTATTGCATCTTCTTTTTCCATTTCGTATGCAAGACAATGAATATTATAATATCCATGCATATATTCTCGATCAACAGCTTCATGGAGACAAAATAGGTCAAATGAATCTGTTTGTAATGAATATATTTCATCTATGTATTCATCAGTTGGTGCTTGTGCATTATCACATGCAGGATTAATATCCCAACCCCATGAATCATAATCAATATTTGTAGGATTTTTAGAAAAAATAAACTCATATAGTCCTTGGTTTTTAGAGTTGTACCCTATTTTAAGGACATATATGAGTTTAAGTTCATTTGCTTTATGCATTTATTTTAGTTTTCACTTCTTTTTTATAGAGTTCCCATTGCTCGGCAATCATTTTGTCAAGTTTTTTGAGTTCAGCAGGTTTTTGATTCTCATTTATAGTTGGTTTTCTTTTACCAGCTAATTCTTCTAATCTATTCTTGACATAATCTCTAACTTTAACTTCATTCTCACCAAATCTACCACTAACAACACCAAGTGTTTGAGCCATAGGAGCAAATTTTGGAGCATTAGTAGCATCTTCCATATCATTATTTGGTAAAGATAGTTCATCACCTTTATCAACACCTAAATCTTGTGGATAATCTTCTCCACCTTCACCAATTTGTGCATTCTCAAATCTTTTTTGATAACCAGTTTCACCACCTTGTTTAATAGCATTCATCATTGACATTACTATTTTCTGTGCAGAAATTGGTTCTTGACCACCCTTTTGTGCTTGAGTATTAAATTTGGCAATAGTTTGACCTAATTTAGTTGCATCTTGATTAATATCAGAAACTATTCTATTTGCAGCACCTTTATGATATGTTTGCTTAACATCAGTTGCTTTATCACCAATATATTGACCAGTTTTTTGTACAGCACCTGTAACAGCATCAACACCTTTTTGCATTACACCACCAACTGCTTGTTGTGCTTGACCAACCTTATCACCAATCTTTTGACCTGCTTTTTGACCAAGAGCACCAATACCTGCACCAACATTTTTAATGTCTCTCCAACCTAATTCATCAATTTGTTCAGCTTCATTTACTGATTCATCAATGTCATCATTTTTTTTTTCTCCACCTTCCATATTAGCAGTTTCATCATCCACATTTGGAATATCATTAACTTCTTCTGGTTCAGATGGAACTTCAATATCGAATGAACCCGGACTTAATTTTTCTTCATCAGCAGGATTGTCTTGTGCAAATTGATCTGCTTGTCCAAGGAAATCCTCATGACCATAACCCATCATTTCGTCTCTAACTTCTGGTGTTAAAAGAATAATTATTTTTCCAAAATCACCATCGTTTTGACCTTCACCATGAGCAGTTGCATAACCACTAAGTAAATTAGCTAATTCCATACCACCTGCACCACCAACATCATCATATCCTCTTGATTGGGCATATCCATCAAATGGTCCACATTCTGCACATACTTCTTCTGCTTCTCCAACTTCCTCTGCACCCATTCCCGGCTGTACTGCATCAATTTCAGCATCAACAGCAACTTCTTCACCACCTTCTGGTGCTATTTCTGGTGGAAGTTCTTCACCAGCACCTTCATCACCAGTTATTTTATTTTGTATTTTAAGTTGTTCATTATGAGATAAACTTTCTGTATTAAAAGGTTCAACTACTTGATTAATAATTTCAACAATATCAGTACTGTCAAAATTTACACCTCTTACAAGTTCACCTATTTCACCAACTTTACTTTTTACTTCATTTTTTAATTCATCACCAGCTTCTTCACCACCTGCCATAGGGTCTGCACCCATATCTTCACCACCTGCCATAGGATCATCGCCAATACCCGCTAAAGGGTCTTCACCACCTTCTTCACCACCAGCTAATGGATCAGCATCAATTCCTGCCATAGGGTCATCATCAGTAGGCATTTCACCATTTTCAGGTGCAATTTCACCACCATCAGGAATATCAACAGGAGCAGGAACTTCTGGTTCAACTACGGGTTCTGTTTCGATACTATCCAATGCATCAGCAGCAGCATCTAATTCTTGATCAATTCCATCACCTTCTGCTTCTGCAACAGGATTAGGAAGATTAGTTTTAGTATCATTTGCTAATGAATCTTTAGCAACTTCTGGAGAATCAGCATAAATTAATGATGCATCACTTTCTTCTAAATCTTTTAATGCATCTGCTGCTTCTGCAACAGGATTAGGAAGTTTAGTTTTAGTTTTATTTGCTAAAGAATCATCAGGTTTTAATTCTGAATCAGCAACAATTTCTGACTTACCACTACCTTTAGCAGGTTCACTTGTTTTATTTACTAATGAATCACCTGTTTTAATTTCAGAATCTTCCGTAGAAAGTGCTTTTTCCTCTGCTACAATATCTTTTTTACTTGCTTTTGGTTTTAATTCTTCACCTTTTTCTTCTTTTTGTCCCTTTTCAGGTTGATTATAAGAATTGTATGGTGCTTCTGGCTTTTCATGACCAGTTGCATCTGCAATTACATCAGAATCTTTTTGATCAGAATCTTCGGTTGAAATGGCTTTTGTTCCTTCCTCAATATTTACTGAAATATCACCTTTTTCATCACCCGGATTTTCTTTATCATCCAAAGGATCACTTTTTGGTTGTTCTTCAACATCATTTACTACTGGAGAAGTACCTTGTCCACCTGTTGCTTTATCAGCGATTGTTTTGGCATTTTCATCATTAATAGGTGCTTGTGGTTTTTCATGTTTTTGATTTGTATCATTTGCTAATGATTGATCAGCAATTAATTCAGAATCATCAGTAACCAATGGAGACGCTTCTTCTTTCAAAGTTTTATCTGCTTGATTTACTGCAAGTACACCACTACCATCAGGAACTTTAACGTAGTCAGACTTGTCTTTACCCATTGCTTTATCAGCAATTTTTTGTGCATTACTATCATTGATAGGTGCTTGTGGTTTTTCTTTACCTTTTTTATCAGGAAGAATATCACCTTTCTTAACTTCTGAATCTTCGGTAGAAATAGCTTCTTCTGTAAGAATACCTAATGCTTTTTTAACTGCAAGATCAGCAGCTTCTGGCATTAAACCCCTTTTCTTTGTAGATTCTATAATATTTTCTTTTAATGAAGATTTGAAGTTACTTTCAAATTTTTTTTTATTAGAAAATTTCCCTTCGTTTATTCTATTTCTAAGATATTCAAAAGGATTGTCAATTTTATCAATTTTCTTTTTTTCTTGGAGGATTTCAGTAGGTTTTAAAGAAAATGCTTCATTCAAAGATTTAATATACATATTTCTTTGTTTTTCAGCTTCATGCAATGATTTATATTCATGAAGGTGTTTGTTTTCCAAACCACCAATATATGCAAAATCAGATGCATCCAATTGTTCGTTTATTGTGGTTGATTTCTTAATATAGTAATGATGATTTTCTTTTACTATTCCATAATTTGTACCTTCATTACTTTTTTGAGAATCTATGAGTGTACCATTTTCATTATTTTCTTTTATAGACTTTTTACTGCCAGCTATAAAATTAAGTCTGTCGTAGAAACTTTGTTCTGATGGTTTTGCCATTTTATATAAAATTTATATCTTAAATTAATTTTTTATGCGTAATTACATTTTTTTATAAATACTTTAGTTAAATTAAAAAAACCTTAGAATGGAAATTTATTGAATATTTGTAACCCTTTTTAGTTTTTTTCGTATGTTTAATTAAACAATAACATAAAATATGAAAAAGATTATAATTACATTATCAATAGTATTAGGATTCATAATCTCTTATGGACAAGTACCTGACATCAAAGAAATTGATAAAATAGTACTTGATACTTGGAAACCAGAAATAGGTCAAACACAAAGTTATACAATATTTGACACCAATAATGTTGTTAATTTAAAATTAGATTCCATTTCTTATTATCCAAATGGTTTTATTTCTAAAGTATATTTTAGTGCAATTGAAGATTTCAAAACAGGATTTATCTTAAAGAAAAAAATTGTTAAGAAAAACACAATATTTGTTCTTAATGGTGGTGATGCTACTGTAATGATTCACAAAACATATTTACATAATTTAGGAATCAAAAAGTTAAAACCATTTATTAATATAAAAAATAAAATTGTAGAATATAAAACAAGGGGGTAAACCCCCTTTTTTTATGTAATACTTATTTCGTTGGACAACTTAAAACTTTCACTCTTTGTTGTTTACCCTTTGGATTTTTCTTAATTGTACCACTACCTTGCTTTACAATTAATTTAAGATAGTCTATATTTACAATTTCATTTGTCTGAGTTTCAACAACATCGCCTGTAATAACAACCTTTACATATTGATATTGTTTATATGCATCAATTATTCTAGCATTTCTTTTATATTGATCAATAGAAACTATTGGTGCTTCATCCGAAGCAGATTTCCACATTTCTAAATCAATACCTCTATCAACATAACTGTCAATCATTTTTTGATCAACTTCAAATGGTGATTGTGGACCAGAAGTACCATCACCATTTGTCCCATCTATGTTCAAATCAATTATATTTTCAGTAATTGTATTGCTTTCATTTGCACCACAACCACCTAAATTATATTCCATTCCAACCAAAAGGTTTTTTATAACATCAACACGCAATTGTGATGATTGTTTCCAAGTTTTATTCTCCATGTCACCAGTATTACGCAACGTTGATGAAGAGGCAACGATTGTAATTTTATCTATTGTATTAAATGAGTTTAAATATTCTTGAAATTCTTTTTGTGTTGCTTCTTCATCCTTTAATTTTGCAGAATTAAAAGCAAATTCAGTTCCATAATCTCTAATAACATCAACAAAAATAGTATCAACAGTAATAGTAGATCGTTGACCAACTTTAGTAAATTGATCTCCTTTCAATTCAGAACCACGATTTAAATATAAATCTAAATCTAAATTTCTTAATTTACTTAAATCACCACCCAATTGATTTGCAATAGCATTAATTACATTTATTTTTCTTTGTTGATCTAATCCTTGAAACTGCTGTAACGTTCCTTTAGCACTTGCACGTCTTAAATTATTAACAATTGCTTTTTCAATAACTTTTGGATTTATTTTATTTTCTGATTGCTGTGCTACTTGTATATCATTTTGAGAAACACCTGCTTTAGCTAAATCATTAGCACTTACATTATTAGCCAATAATGTTGTTAATACTCCAACTGTTAATAATCCATTTTTTACATATTTTTTAAGAGTATCAACTATTGCCTCATTGAGCATAGTTCCTTCATTAAGATTCTTTTTACTTCTTTCAATTTCTTCAAGAATCTTTTTACCTATTTTATCTCCCCTTTTTCTATCAACAAGTGAATCATATTGTGATTCGCTTAATACATATTTCATTATATTTCAGGATTTATTTTAACATTATTTGTAATATCTGGATTAAAATCTTCTACATCATAATTAACAAATTCTTTTGCTTTTTGAATTAATTCTATTGGTATTTTAAAATCATTAATAATTTCTTCTGACGTAATACCTGCTGCAATTAAAGCAACTACTATTCCAACACCCAAAGTTCCTTTATTAATGGCATTTTTAATAGTATCTCTTATTGAATTTTCATTAACAAATTCCGTTGAACCACCACCTGTGTACATTGAAACATTCTCCAATGTTAAAGATTTTGTTAAAATAGCTTCTTTTAAATCAGCTAATTTTTCTAAATATCCAGTATTTCTTAATACTTTAAATACTAAATTTTCTGTTGAAAACTCACCTTCATCATCCAAACCAATCTTTCTATATGCTTTTAATTTATCCATAACTCTATCTATTTTATCGACAGAAGTTACAATGTTTTCGCTTGTTCCTAAATCATCAATTATATTCATATAATCAATTGCTTTATGTTGAATATTTGGTATATCCAATGCAACCATGCTTTTAATTGGTTTTGTTAACCAACTATCATTGATAATTGAATATATACCTGTTGAAGTATGTGGTTCATTTATATCTTGAACATAAACTTCAACATCATGATCTTTTACAGTTACAGGCATTCTATCTCCCCAAAGACTTTTCTTTGTTTTAAAATAATCCCCAACAAATTCGTTATCATCAGAAATTTGGTCAAAATCCATTAAAATATGAATATCCAAATCCGAACCTTCATGCCAATTATAATTTGCCAATGAACCTGTTAATATAATATCTTTAAATGTTGCATTTTCAAGACTTGCGAATTTTATAAATTCAAAAGCATTTTTTAACAATGCTTGACGTACTTCTGGATTCATTTTATCTTCTGAATCCCAAATTTTTGGACATAAATTATTCTTAATGTTTAATTGCTCAACATTTATTGTATCAGGATTAATAATTTCATTTAAAAGTTCACCAACATCCTTACCTGAAATTTTCTTTGCAGGTCTTTCTTTTTTATCGGTTTTTACTTTTGGTTCTACCTTAATTGGTTGAAACTCAGGAGCATACGATTCCTGTTCCCCATCAAATGTAACTTCTATACCTTCTTTTAGTTTTCTAAAATTAACTACTTTTTTCCCGTTTATTATTGGCATACCATGTTCATCCTTTTCAATGGTTTTAACAACTACTTTTTTATTTCTAAATTTACCCATTAAAATAGTGTCACCAATTTTTACTGGTATAGTTATGTCTTCATTTACGTTTTCGTACACTTCTTCGTCTTGCTTTCCTTTACCAAAACTAATCTTTTTACTTTTTCCTGTTTTAGGGTCTTTTATAAATATAGTATATTTTTTTCCCATTATTATTTATTAAAATGGTAAACTTATTTCATTCCAACTTTGTCGTACTTTTTCAATAAAAGCGTCAAATTCTTGATCATTCTCAATGAATCTTATACCACCTTCTGGTGTTAAAACAGGAAAATGACCATTACTGTAATAGGCATCTTGAAGTTTAGAAATTAAATTTCCACTACTTGGAACTTCTTTTTCCATTGTTAATTTGGGTGAAGATAAACCCATTCGTTCGAATATTAATGTTTTATTTGTTTTTTTCATAATTTTAATGTTCTAATAGATAAATACCTAAAACATCTTTTCGTATCGCTGCTGTATCAGCATTACTTGGAGTAACAATTACATGCCACTTCATTTCATTGCTTTCAGGTATTTTTATCATTTCTTTAAATGTTAAAATATTATTTTTATCAATGTTATATTGTGTTGCCAATTTTTGTTTAAATTCATCTTTTGCACCATCGTAAAGATAATCCCAAACTTCTGTTTCTTTATTTTTAGATAATAATCCTTTAAATAAATTTCTTGGTACTACTTGAGCATGTTTATCTGCTGTTGGATCAATAAATTTATCTGATTGACCACCAAATGAATGTGTAAAAATAAAGTTTTCAGGTTTATTTGCACCTTTAGTTAATTCATATTCTTTAGTGTATGCATAATGTTTAACATCAGGTGTTTCTCTTGCAATATCCATAGCCATAGCCAAATATTTTTCAGAAAGAAAATCTCCTGAATCATGCCATCTAATAACAGTTGGTACACCAATTTCATCATTAAGTAATTCTTTTCCCTTTATTTCATTTAATAATTGACTTTTCCATTCTTTCCAATAATTTAAAAGATAATTAAGGTTTCTTGTTTTATTTAACGAAGCAGCTTCCCACATTACATTTCCACCTTGCATTGCATAACAATAAACTGCACAATCACCAGCTTTACCACAAGTATTTACAATTTTAAACTTATCTTCTTGTTCATCATAAAATAATCCTTTAAATGCAGGTATTGAAATATTATAAAAACCTGTTTTTTTCATTTTAGCATTTTGACCTAAAATTTCTTTTGGTCTAACAGTAATAAGTTGTTTCAGTTTATTTTGATCAAATGCATTACCGTTTTTATCAACAATTTTTTTTACTGTTGAAGCATGAACAATAGGATCATCTAATTTTCTTTTTTCTTTACCCAATCTGCTTTTCAACATTTGATCGAGTTTATCCCTTCCAATTGTTTTTGATTTTGCTCCTAAATCATCATCTTCATGAAGTTCTTTATTAACAAAAGTATCCAAATCTTCAAAATCATTACTTGAAATTCCGGGTGGAAGATTATCATCCATTTCTCTTAATGGCATTCCACCTATAATATTCATCCTTTCTAATAATAATTGTTTTGAAGTCATTCTATACTTTTTTATAAATACGTGGGTATTAACACAAATGTTTCGTATTTATAATAAATTGATAAATAATGAATTTAGATTGTTTAAATGATATAATAACAGATGGTCTTGCAATACATATAGACATTTCTGACATTGATTCTTGGAATCTCAATACAGGTTTAACCTCAATTAGTCTATCTCAATGGTGTAATGCAAAATCAGATAATATAAATTTATATGATTTTGGACTTACTGCATACGATAATGGACGTGTTGATCGAATGTATGATCAATTGGTTTTAACTCCAAGTGATTTAAAAGTAGAATTATATAGAGTTGGTTATAATACAGGTGTTACTGCATATGAAGGTGAAACTCAATATGATTTATATCCAATAAGTGCTGTCACTAGTGGATCAACTATTGGTAATTATTTTGATATTGATGGTGGATATTTACAAGGATTTTTTAAATTAAATGGATATAACCATGAATTGTTTCCTCAACGCTATAATGAAGGTATTACAATAGAAACCATTATTAGAATTGATCCAGATTCAAGCGGTATGTTGTTCTTAATGGGTACACGTGCAGAAGATAAATATAATCCTTCTTTTTCTGGTGAATCACAAACACATGTTATAAAACGTGTTGAAAGAATACCAACAGGTGTTGTTGGTCAAACAAGAACAGTTATTACTCAAACAACAGGGTTTACTGGCGTTGAAACAGGTGAAGAAAACATTTTGAACGCATATATTCAAGAAGAACAAATAAAACAAGCATTTGCAAGTTGGGAAAATATGACACAAGAAGTTCCTGTTATTGCAAATCCATCCGCAAATACAAAAAGTAATGTAATTGCTTTTTCATTAACAACAGATAAAAAAATATCATACAAATATATTGATGAAAATAATTTAGTTAGAACAAAAATATCTAACAGACAAATTACTACAACTGGATGGACAATAATTGATTTAGTTTTTATGCCCGATGAAGTAATTGATAACTATGATCCTGATTTGGCATTATGTTATCCAAGAAGAAAGGGTACTTTAAAATTCTATGTAAATGGTAGAGAATTTTGGAAAATAACCGATTTTGATGAATTCTATTTTAGAGGTTTTGTAAATCACAAAGAAAAACAATTAGGTGTACCATATAATATTAGTTTTGGTGGTGGTTCTTTTGGATTAAAACATTCATGGCATTATGATTTTAAAACATTAAGTTTATATAGTGGTGAAACTACGGATTATATTTTATCTAATTTTACTTATAAAATATATCCATTTAATACCACAATAATAACTCACGATATACCATATGGTTTTGTTAATTTTAATGTTGAATTTTCTA